GTATGCCGTCAGTATCGGCGATGCGTTGGAGCGGGAGATGATTCTCCGCGACGCGCTAGAAACGCTGTCCACCGAGTGGGAGGGCCGCAGCGAGGCTGCACTCCGCAGGTATGTGGACGCGACCCTCGCCAAGGTCGACCGCATGATGATCGAGGATATGAAGCCAGCGAACGCCCCTCTCTCTTCAAAGGGAGGGAGAGAGTGAGCTGGCAGCCGATAGAAACAGCGCCGAAGGACGGGACGCCAGTCCTGGTCTTTGACCCGAGCTCGCGGCTTTCAATGAACAGCCCGGTCGGCGTCACCGTCGCCCGTTGGATGTACGACGGCGACCGCGACGAGACGTGGGTTTTTTTCGACGGAACGACGACATGCGACTCGTATCTGCGCGGGGTTGAGCCCACCCACTGGATGCCTCTCCCTCCCCCACCCGGAGAGCAAGAGTGATGGAGCCCCGACACGTCACCATAGCGGCTGAGTGAGAAACGGAGAGGAAGATGACGGGTACCTACAAGAGCACGGACGGCAACGACCGGGCGACGGGCTTCGGTCAGGCCGACTACGACACTTATCCGATGCCGGAGCACGGCTGGACCTGCTTCCACTGTGGGCAGACATTTCACAATCCCGGCTCGGCGGAGGAGCACTTCGGAGAGCATCCTCGCTCGGTCGCCGCCTGCTACAGACCCCCGCCGCCCGTCCTCGACTTCATGAACCAGCCGGAGGCGGAGCCTATGACCGGCTACACGCTGTTGGGCGCAGACATCGAGGCCGTGCGGCTCTACTTGCGGAAGCTCGTTCTATGACCCTGTCTTCCTCGGAGATCGAAGAACTGGAGAAGGTCGCGGAGGCGGTGCCGGACGTGGATCACGAGCACTTTTCCGTTGCGATGGAAAACTTCGAGGATGCGTTCAATCCGTCCACGGCCCTCCGCCTCATCGCAGACCTGAAGCGGGCGAGAGAGATTCTGGAGCGGCTAGAGCGCACCATGCAGTACCACGACCGAATTAGCAGTCAGGTCGCCTCGGGCGCCTACTACCGCGTCCAAGACATTGAACCGCTGCGAGAAGAAGCCCGCGCCTTCCTTGGAGACCCTCAATGAGACCGGAAGAGATCGAGAAGCTCGGGTCGGTCCCAGTTCCAGTAGCGCCCTCGCTCGAAATGCTGAACGCAGGAGCGAGGGCGCTCGATGCCGCGCGGCTGGAGGCGCACAAGATGCCGACGCCAGGCGCCGCTACCGCCTACATCGTCGGATCAGTGTGGGTAACGATGCTGCTCGCCTCACTCAAGGACCGCTCCGATGTCTGAGGCGCTGGAGGGAATGGCGAGGGCGATGGCGACGAACTCTGACAACTGGGACTTCCGCGAGCAGGCGCGCGCCGCCCTCGACTATCTGATCGGGCTGGCGGAGAAGGATCTCTCTAGCATTATCCAACAAGTAACAGGCAGAGCACCTGGCGAGGGTCCAAAGGCATCGCTCTTCTGCGTGCGCGATCTGATCGTTGCTCGAATCGACTGGCTCCGCTCTCTCAAAGGGGATCCCGATGCGTAGCTGGCTTTTGTCGCTTTGGGAGACCCCAACCTATCCGGACCACATCGAAAAAATGGCGGAGGCGCTCAGAACGTCCGCGCTTTCAGTGGACGACATTTCCAGCCGTAGCATTTCCGAAATTGGCGTTTTGGTAGGTGGAAAGGAACTGCGGATTTCCTGGTATCCACCCTTTTTGGGAGGCGAAAGGTTTCGCTCGCTCAGCTATGGCGGACGCCAAACGCTCGGCAACTCTTTACACGAACAGTACCTGTTTAGGACGGCGCTCGCGAGGGCGAGGCGTCGGTTCGAAGAAATAGCCAGCGGCTTGGCTCAGGAGTCTCCCGATGCGGAAGGATGAAAAGGCGAGGGAGAAGGCGCATGAAGCGGCTCTGGTGACGTGGCACGACTTAGTAGTCGGAAAGCCGACCAGTCCGCGCCACGCCATGGAACATGCTGTAACCGCCGCCCTGGACGCCTACCTGGAGGGGCTGGAGGAGAAGGCGCACTCGGATGTGATCGATGGGCAGCTAAAACACGAGCTGCGTCCCGCCGCTACCGGCGCCTGTCTATGGTTTGCCGAACTCAAGCTCAAGGAATGAGTTCGCGCTGCGCGGCAACGTCCGTGGGCTTTGCGTTACTTAGAGGGACTGGAGAGGAAGATGCGGCTCGGAGATCCTGGCCTGGAGAAAGGCCCCGGCCCGGCGATAATGTTCGTATACAAGAGCCAGCTACTCGCGTGGCTGAAGGACCGCTCGCTAAAGGAGGTTCTTGACCTCGCTGCACAGCACGGCTTCAGCGACGTTCGGCTTTACCAAACGATTCCCACGTCTAAGGACCAGCCATGACCGCCAGAGAGATCGACTGGAAGGAGCCTCAGATCATCATCAATGGCGTCGAGCTGACGGTCGGCCAGGCGATGACCGTTCGCGTCGCCTGCGGCGCTTTCGCGATGGGTATGGGCGATGCAGAAATTCGCCTTGGGCTCGGCGAGATCGGAGACGCCTACCAAAAGCGCCTGCGGGAGATTCACAAGCTCATGGCGAGGATCTCCCCATGACCCCCAGAGAGATCGTCCGTGACGCACTCGTTCGCTCGGCCCTCGTCGGAACGACCGAAGAGCACGCGAGCGCCGCCGACGCGGTGATCCTCGCCCTACGGGAAGCCGGGGCGCTGGCTGAGTGGAGGCCGATTGAAGAGGCGCCGAAGGATGGGACGCCTGTGCTCGCTCGCGGTGTTTTATTGGATGGCTCGCTATCGAACCATAGTCGCAGGAGGGGACCTCCGGATGAAGACGGCTATAATCGCCCTACCATCATCGCTGAAATATGGCGGGAGTGGAATGACGATACTCGTCTTGAGCCGGTCAAGCACGAAGGGGAGACCCTATTCCGCAGGGTGCCGTATAGGAGTGACGAAAAGTGGGCGGGCTGCGCCAATTTCCCTGCCCACTATTTTTATCCCCGCTACTTCATGCCCCTCCCCTCCCCGCCGCTCCCCAAGGAAGACTAGGCCATGAGCGCTCAGCTTTCGCGACGCGGGTTCCTTCTGGCGGCCTCCGCGATGGCGGTCGCGCCGCCTCGCTTTGATCACTTCGCGGAGGTTATGCGGCCGCTGCCCGATCCCAGCGCTGTAGCGAACGAGATGCTCAAGATGATGGTCGAAGAAATAGACGGGGTCGAATGGGCGACTGGCTTCTATCGGCTGTCGTTCGACTCGACGCTCGGGACTTTGGTACGCGAAAACCTTCCCCTTGCCGAGGTTTTCCGGCTGTAAGCCCCAAGGAAGACTAGCTCCCCCTCTCTGTGCTAAGAGGAACGAGCTAGACGCGATGCGCGTTTTCCGATAGACGTTCCGCATGCTTACGACCACGACATGGCGACGGCGACCCAGGCGACCGAGAAGCTGAGTTCGGCTTCGCGGCGCGCTGGCACATAGCGCCCGCTTAGCTCAGTGGCAGAGCAACCCCCTCGTAAGGCGAAGACGTCGGTTCAATTCCGGCAGCGGGCTCCACTCTTCGGGAGTGTAGTTCAACGGTAGAACGGCGGCCTCCAACTCCGCAGACGTGGGTTCGATTCCTACCGCTCCCGCCACACATTGCATGTGGGTGTAGCTCAGACTGGTCAGAGCGCTCGGCTTGGGACCGAGAGGCCGTTGGTTCGAATCCAGCCACCCGCACCATGATCCCGTAGCGTAGCGGAAGCGCGCCAGGTTCCGGACCTGGAGGTCGGAGGTTCAAATCCTCTCGGGATCGCCAACAACCCCGTAGCTCATCGGCTAGAGCGCCGCGCTACGAACGCGGAGGTAGCGGGTTCAATTCCTGCCGGGGTTGCCAGGGCGCCGATAGCTCAGCGGAAGAGCAGCGGCCTTCTAAGCCGCGGGCCGCAGGTTCGAATCCTGCTCGGCGCGCCAAACTCTCTATGCTAAGAGGTCTCCCCGCAGAAGGCGAGGAACGAGATGAAGTGGGTGGGTATGGCCATGGCGTTCGTCGGCTGGTCGCCAACCCTGATCGGCGTTCCGCTGTGGATCGCCCTGCCGATCTACGGGGCGATGTGGGGGTTCTTCTGCACCTGGAGCCGCGCTCGGCTCGAGTGGGCCGAGCGAGCCGACCTAGCGGCGAGGCGGCTGCCGGCGATACGCCGGGTTGCCGCGCATGAGCCCGAACACCACCCAGTCGAGCCACTCCTGGTCCGGGCCAGGGCCGTCGTGCGCGGGCCAGTCGACGCCGGTATAGGCCTCGAGCGCGTTCTCCGTCCGTGAACCGTAGTCGTTGTCGATCCCGCTCGGATGATCGCTCCACTTGAGCGTGTTGGGCTGGTCCTGGTTCTCCATCCAGTCGACGAGCCCGGCCTGGGCTTCGAACAGGCTCGCAGGCCCTTGGCGGAAGGCCACTGCCATGCGGTGGGCGTCGTTCAGGTCGGCGCCCGGCGGCTTGCCGAAGGTCGCGGCGAGCCGGTCGATGGCGGCCTGCGTGTTCTCGCCGAGAACGCCGTCGCTCTTGCCGGGATCGAACCCGAGCGCGGCCAGCTCATTTTGTACGCGACGCACATGTCCGCGATCGGTCGGGTCGAGCTCGAACGCCCGGTAGATGTTCGGGTCCGGCGTGATCTCCGCGCCCAGGGCCGACCCTTCGGTGGTCGGGTCCTCGCCCCAGCCGCCGAGCCCGCCGTCGGGACGCAACCCTTCCATGATCCACATCCCGTCGGGCGAGTTCTGCAGGTCGACCAGGAAGCCGCTCGGACCTTTCAGCATCATCCCTTCCTCGACCCTGGGCTGGGCGCCGAAGATATCCGGCGCTGGGGGCGGAGGAGGCGGAGGCGGAGGCGGCGGGAGCGGCGGCCAGTCTCCGATCGTCGTGCGGGCGATGTCCTCGTCTGGCGCAAGCTGCTGAGCGGCGACCGCGCCCAGGGCGGTCGCGCCGGCGAGGCCGGCGGCCCCCCAGCGATTCGGCGTCATGATGCGGGGGTCCCAGGGGATCGACTCGGCGCCCGGATCGCGTCCGATCGGCGGCTCCCAGCGGCCGGCGGCCCAGTCGATGGCGCGCTGCTCCTCCGGCGTGGGCCTCGCCGCGTCCCTCAGGCGGGCGCCCAGCTCGCGCGGGCGGGCGGCGCTGTAGGGATATAGCCCCTGGTCCCGATAAGGCTGGCCGGGCTCGCCGCCGCCGTGGGCAGACCATGTCGGGCCGACGTTCTCCTGAATGGTCAATCGAAAGTCGCGCAGATCTTCCGCAGCGAGCGGCCGGGCGGCGGCGGCGCGCAGCCCCTCGATGTCGCGGAGCTGCTCCTGTTGACGAGCGGCCCTCTCAGGAAATCGCACCGGATCGGCGCGCTTCATCGGGATGGCCGCGGCGTAATCCGCCATCCGATTGGTCCGATCGACCTCCGCCGCCAACTCGGCCTCACGCGGCCCCAGCGTCATGATCGGCTCGATGTCGCCTGGCAGATCACGGACCTGGGGCGGCTGAGGCGAGCGCTCGAACTGGACGTAATCGTCCCAGCCGGCCGGCGGGTTTCGATCCGACAATGGATCCGGCGGACGGTTCCCGTGGTAGGCGCCGAAGTCCGGGTCGGTCATGGCCCGGGCGTAGTAGTCCGACCGCTCGAGCGGGGTCGTCTCCCGCGGGCCGATGTCGCGGATCGCGGGAGAAGGCGGTCCCGTTTCCGCCGGCGGCCGGCGCAGGCCCCGCAAGGCTCCGCGGCCCATGCCCAGCAGCGGCAGGCCGGCGAGGTCGAGGATCGTATCGACCCCGGTCCGTCCGCCGGCCTGGTCGATCATGTCCTGGTAGAGGTTGCCCCTCTGCTCCACTACGGGAAAGCGGAAGTCCTCGTCGCCGGTCGCGCGAATCGCGTCTCCCGCCAGCCGGGCCGGGAACACGCCCCATTCCGCCGCGTAGTCGACCGGATCGATCTTGGCCAGGTCGAACTGGCCGAGCGCTACGTCCTCCATCGAGCCGGGCGCGCGCCGGAAGCCTTCGGCCATGGCCGGGCTCCAGTCGTCGATCACGTCGGCGGCGGCGTCCAACCCTAGCCGCCCCGGCGCGCGCGCGGCGGCCCGCTCCGGCGCATCCAGGAGGTAGCCGCCAGGGTCCTGCAGGGCCGCGCCGATCTCCCGGTTGAAGGGGGCGAACACCCGATCCAGAAACCCCTCGTCGTCATCGACCTCGAGCGGGGCCATGTCCTCCGCAGAAAGGGGTCGGGACGCCTCCTGGCGAAGGCTGGAGAAGGGGGAGGCCTCCGCCGGGTCTCCGGTCAGAGCGAGGCCCAGGCCCGCGCCGGAGGCCGCTGCTATCGCCGACGCGCTCCCGCCTCCGCCCCAGCCGCTGGGGTCTTTGGGGTTGCGGGGCCGGAACGGGACAACATCGCCCGACGGCGGCGGCGAGAACGGCTCAAGGTCGTCAGGCGGCGGCCTGCGCCGCGCCGGCGGAAGCCCCGGGTCCGGCGGCATAACCGACGGCGGCTTGAAGTTGCTCTGCCCCATCCGGTGGACGGTGGAGGTGACCTCATCGGTCGTGAGGCCCGTCCGTTGCGCGATCTGGCTCGCGGTGAGCCCCTCATCCCATAGAGGCTTGATCAGCGCCCAGTTCTCGCGCGCGCGTTGGCCGGGAGAAAACAGCCCCTCCCAGCTGAACCGTCCTCCGCCTGGACGAGGCCCGGCCATCAGCCCTTCCCGTCAAGCTTGTCGGAGAGCGGCATGGGCGTGTGCCGCCTGGGCGCGCGCCGCCGGTTGCGGTCCTCCACCAGGATCTGCTCCTTGAGGACGTGAACCCGCCCCTGAAGGTCGCTCTGGATCTTGCGGGCCTCCGCCGCGGGCGGGCCGCCGTTCTGGATCGTGATGTTGATGTCGCGCAGCGCCTTGTCCGCGGCCTGGTACCGGGAGATCATCGCCTCGAAGTCGTCATCCGACAGACCACGGCCGGAAACTTCCGGCTCTGGGCGAGGCCCGGGCCGGGCCTGCTTGAGCGCCTCGACGCGCGCGATGATGCTTTCGAGATCGTCGTCGGACCCGTTTCCGTTGGTGCGGCGGACGATGCGGGTTTCCTCGGAGTAGCCCGCCGGGCGGCGATAGCCCGGGATCTCCAGGCTCTCGGCTTCGAGCGCCTCGCGCTCCAGCCGTTCGATCTCGCGCACGCGCTGAGCGTTGGCGATCCGCTCGAGCGCAGCGGCCTCCCGGTTCGCCAGCTCGTCCTCCAGGCTCAGGCGGCCCACGTCTGCAACCCCTGTCGAGCCCTTCTGGAGCGCCGCCTTGGCGCGCGCCAGCCGGGCCTTGGCCGCGCTCGGAGCCTCGCCGAACTGCATCGGCGCATCGTCAGCGATGTAGTCCTCCGCGTTCATCCGCCGGGCGATCTTCTCGCCTTGCAAGCCTGGCTCCGGGCCGTCCGGGTCCGGTGCGGGCAGCGCCCCGGCCGTAGCCGGGCGAGCGCCCCTGGGCTCCTCCCGCTTGGCGTGGCCGGTGTTGTTCAGCCCGAAGTTCAGAACGTTGATCGCCAGCACCAGGATGAACGAGAAGATGTCGGCGAAGTTTTTCGCCCGCTCATCGATCGCCGCCTCGTCGAACTGCCGCTCGTCGCCGCGGGCCTTGAAGCTCATGTAGGCGAGCTGGCGGAAGCTCTTCACGATCGAGAAGGTCTTCGCCGCGTTCGTCGCGCTGAGCGCTACGGCGGCGACTTCTCCGCTGGAGACGCTGGCGGTGACCGCGTCGAGCGCGTCCTGCGCCCGGTCGCGACGGGCGAGCGCAGCGTCGTATTCGGTCTGCGCCCGATCGGCGAAGACGCGCATCGCCTCCGTGGTCTGGTCGAACTTGATGCCGTCGGGACGGGCGCCGATGATGGTCTGAATCTCGGCGACGCGCGCGCTGTAGGCGCCCGCGGGCAGCGCGGCGAGCTCGGCGCGGAGCGCCTCGGCCTCGTCTCGCGCCGTGAGCGCGCGCGCGAGATCGGCGCGGGCGTCCGCCATGCGCTGTTCGGCGCCGGACGTGTCGCGCATCGCCCCGGCCTGTTCTAGCGCGGCGGCGTCCGCCGTCTCCGCCGCGGCGAGCCGCTCCCGGTCGGCGGCGATCATGTGGGACGCGAGCAGGAGCATCGACCCCACGGTGATCACCATGCAGAACACCATGAGCACGCCAAAGCCGAACTTGCCCGCACCGGTGCGGGCTCGGCTCATGAAGTAGACGCCGAACGCCTCCATGAAGGGCGCGATGGCGCCGACGGCGGCTCCGAACAGATAGCCGACGAACACTCCCATGAAGCCGAACAGGCCGCCGAACAGCGGGCCGAGGATGTCGGCCGCCACCGTCCAGGCGCAAAGCCCGATCGAAATGGCGAGCAGCGCGCGGGCGGCGACGAACTTCCACCACTCGGGCAAGCTCACGACCCCATCGCGGCCGGAGTCGGGGAGGAAAAAGACCGCGACGGGGTTGCGCGCCATTACGAGACCTCGGAGACCAGGATCAGGTCGCCGGCGGCGGCCTTGGCCGCCAGCGTGGCGAAGCAGGCGACGCCCGCCTCGGAGTGCTCGATCCGCTGCAGCTCGAGCGCGAGCTCGCTCTGATCCTCGGACGGGGCGACCGCCGCCTCGATCTTGAGCTTGACGTAGTCGGTGCATTCGACCGGCAGCGTGGTGGTGTAGCGGCGGTCGCCCTTGACGACGGCATAGGTCATCTCGCCCATCGCCTCGACGAACTCGCCTGCGAGGCTGCCGCCCCGGTCATTGGTCGCCGAGACGAGCGCACAGGCTGGCAATGCGATCAGAATCAGACTGATCGCGGCGAAAGCATACTTGGTCCGCATATTCGGCCCTCACTTCTAGAGCGGATTGGATGGCGGCTTGGTTGACGGCGCTGTCTGCACTGGCGAGAGCATCCGCGAGCGCCACGCGGAGGCGTTGGTTTTCGGCGACGAGCCCGGCGTTCTCCGAATCGACTTCTGAGAGTTCCTGCTCGAACCGATTTTGCTGGTTGGAAAGACGCGCCACCTCGGCGCGCAGATCGCGGTTGTCGTCGACGAGCCGCTGCTGGGCGGGTGTCGACATGGCGACCGCCTGGGGCGCGACCGTCGACTCCTCGATCGGCTCGGAGGCTTGCGCCCGGCCCGCTCCCGACACGACCGGCTCGCCCGGCAGAAAGATGTGATAGCCCGCGCAGTCCACGCCGGCCGGCATCTCGATGTCGGCCTTGCGCGCCAGCTCTTCGAGCGTGACGCAGGTGATTGTGCGCCCCGCCTCGCGAACCTCGGCCGGAACACCGGCCTCGTCAGCGGGACCGCCGTCCTTGAGGGCGCCGGAGACGACGACTGCAACGAAACTCAGGAGCCCTGTGAGCAGGATCTTGCGAGGGTTGAACCGGATGCGATCGACGATCAGCCGGTCGATCCGCGCCCAGAAGCCGTCTTCGATCACGGTCTCCGAAGATGTCCGCTCGATCATCGGGGCGACTCCTCAGTGTGTGGAAATCGACGGTGGGTGAGACGCTCCAGGATGATCGCACCGATCGCGAGATAGCGGCTGACGACGGGGTTCCAGAGAATGCCGTTCGCGCCGCCGAGCCATACGGCCCAGTCCTTCCATGTGACACCGGGCGTGGCTCCCGCATCGAGAATGCCGCGGACCATTTCGAGACTGGCGGCGGCCTGATCGCTGGTCAGAATGCCGTTGGTCGCCGCCACGACGACGGCGCCGGCCGTCGAGCTCAATGATATGATCCAGCCCACGAAGGCCCCCGTCCCGCTCAAGTTTGGTCTCCCTGGTTTTTCATCCATCGGGCTATAGTGGTGCTACCCATCAAAGGCGCTCCTTGGGCGCTAGAGGTGGTACCGCGGGGGACTAGGGCGTCCGAAGCGTCCTAGTCTCTCGCAACGATCTTTCAACGGAGGGATAGCTATGCAGAAAGTCTTTTTCGAGGACGGCCTCGCTTCGGCCGAAGAAACGCTCGCCGCGCTCCGGGCCAGCGCCGCACGCCATCGCGCCGAGGGCCGCATCCACGCCGCAGAGCAGGATGAGAAGTCGGCGGCGGCCTATCTCGGGCTGCTGGCTTGAAGCTCGAGGTAATCCCGTTCGGCTGGCGGGTCTTCTACTTCGTCTCGCGGATCGTCTCCAGCTGGGCTCTCTGGTGGGTGATCGACGACACCATCGCCCGGGTTCTGGCGCTGCCCGCGCTCGGCTCCCTGCCGATCTGGGCGCCGGTCGTGGTCTTGCTGGCGGTCACGCCCGCGCCGAGCCAGTTCCGGGTGGCCCCGCCGCCGCCCAGGGAGAGGGTCCCAGAAGGCGAGCGGACGGGATACTGGCTCTAGGCCAACACGGCCCCGTAAAGCGCGACGACGTGCCATTCCGTGTTCATGAACACGAGGTGGGCGGCCTCCCCCACGTTGGTGAAGGTGATCGTCGTTCCGTTGGCGAGATTGGTCGGCGTGAGCACGCCCGACCCTCCGTCGACGACGTGAACGATGATCTTCTCCTGGCCCTGCACCCCGTCCGCGAGCGTGCCCGCGTTGCCCGCGCCCGTGGTCGTCCACTTGGTGATCTTGCTGGTGAGGCCGATGGCTCCCGCCCCGGAGAGGGCCTGGATCCCGCCGACGGTCATGCCGGTGCTGGCGATCTGGACCTTCTTGTTCAGGCCCGTTCCGCCGTCCGTGATCGCGGTCCCGGTGACGCCGTTGAGGTTGTTGCCGCTGATCTCGTAGTAGTCGCTCGCGCCGGCGGCAACCGTCACCCCGTCGGCATTGGTCCCCCAGGTGTCGGACCCGCCCATGTCGTTGTTGAGCACCTGGAAGTCGGTCGCGCCCGCCGACGCGCTGACGCAGGTGTCCATGTCGGCGAAGGCGCAGCCCTCGATCCGGGTCCGCTTCGCGCTGGCGCCGATCCGCACGCCGATGTTGGCCGTGCGCGGCCGGCATCCGTCGATGATCACATGCTCGGTGTCGACCAGATCGACGGCGACCGCGGTGCTCGAAACGCACCGGCCGATGACGACGTTCGAGAGCGTGATCGCGACGCTCTCGGTGGCGAGCAGGCCGCCCAAGAGGCCCTTGCCCATCTCGCCGCCGACCATGGTGGTCTGCTGGGGCGCGAAGGTCGCGTCGCCGTCCTCGTGGATCTCCGAGTAGATCCGCCCGTTCGTCTTGTCGCAGTTGTAGAACTCCTGGAAGGTGCAGAGCGAGCCGATCCGGACGTTGGCGGCGTTCTCCGTGCACTGCGTGAGCCAGACGACGGTGTTGTCCGTGACGTCGGTCGTGTGCAGGGCGGGTTGGGGGCCGTCCCCGGAGGCGGCCGATGTCCCGCCCGTCTTGCACTGGAAGTACCAGCCATCGTTGAGCACAATGTCGCCGGCGACGTAGACCGTGCCGGTCGCCCAACTGCCCTTGATGTTCGAGTTGGTCGGATCGGAAACCGGCCAATGCTCGTCGAACTTGCAGCGGAAGCCCCAGAACCCGGAATAGTTCTCCATGTTCACGACGTCGGAGTAGGTGTCGTAGCACTTGACGTGATCGAACTTGCTGTCGCCGGCCGTCGCGCCGTAGAGCTTGAGCGCGTGGTAGCCGCCGATGATCTGGATTTTCTGGAGCTCGCAGTCGGTGCCGTCGGTGTGCTCCACCACGCCGTGGGTCGTTGTCGGAAAGAACGGCTGCCAGAACGTGAAGTCACGGATCACGACGCGGGCGGCGGCCTTCCTGACCACGAACTGCGCGCCGCTGGCGGCCACCAGCAAGGCGCCTTCGCCGATCCACTTCTCGCCCGGATAATTAGCGGTGATGCCGGTGGTCTTGTACTGGCCCGGCGGGAAGTAGACCGCCGGATAGCCCTTGGCCGAGGAGAGCATGCCGAGGTTGTGGTAGGCGGCCAGCCGCGCGCGGTTGATCGCGGTGGTGTCGTCGTCGACATTGAGCCCTATCGCGCCGAAGTCGCAGACGTTGTAGGCGGCGCCCATGGCGCGGCGGTAGGCGCCGGTCGAGCCGTCCTGGCCGGTCGGAGGCAGGAACACGCCGCCGCCCGCGTCGAGCGCGACCTTGGCCGCGAGGTTGGAGCTGTCCCAGGTCCAGACGCCCCAGCCCTTGCCGAGCACGGAGCCGTAGCCCTGGGTGAAGTAGACGGCTCCCGTCCGCCGGTCCCCGCTCGCGGCGAGCGCCGCATTGTTTGTGAACGTCTCGGAGTCGTCCGCCGCGCCCGGGTCAAAGTTGTCCCACGGGTCGCCGACCTGCACGTCGGCCGCGGTTTTGAGGATGAGCTTATATTTCTGCGGGAGAAAGAAAACGGAACCGGGCGAACCATTCGCATCCAGCACGATCGGGTTCGTTCTGGCGGCGGCGTAATCCTCGTCCGCGTAGGTCGCGAGCGGCGTCGTGGTCTCCGCCATGTAGGTGTAGAGCTTGTAGCCGACCGCCGCGCCGCTGGCGGCGATCCACTGGTGCAGGGGACCTAGGCTCGCGGTCATTGGACTGACGATCCCAACTGTTTGTAAAGCTCGATCATGGCCTGGCGGTCTTCCGCGTCTTCTTCCTGCTCGATGAGCTGCCCGAGCCGCGCGAGCGCGACGCCGACGCGGTCCATCGGGATTTGGCCGCTGTCGGCTAGCCAACGGACGAACGGCGGGTGCATCATCAGGCGCGAGCTGATCGCGACGCCGGTTGGGCCGCCGATCGCCAGCAGCAGCGGCGTCGGCCCGAGGAACGGCGTGGCTGCGATAGCCCCGCCGATGCCCGTGACCTGAGCCGCAGGAAGACCGCTCGCGGCCGTGCCGCTGGAATTGTACATGCTCCGCCTGGTCTCCTGGACCCGTCCGGCGACCCGCGCGAGGCGGTCGAGCTCAGGCCGGAGCTGCGCCCAGGAGCGGTTTCCGGCCCCTCCGAACAGCGTCTCGAGGTGTCCGCTTTTCTGCATCGCGTTCCAGTTGGTCGCGAAGGTCATCGGGCTGAACACGTCGTCAGCCCCGGGCGCGAGCGTGCCTTCGATCCCGGAGGGCTTGGACGAGCCCATGCGGCGGATCGCATAGGCGCGAACCTGATTCCAGCGTCGCTCGCCGACCATCCGGCGGAGCGCGGTCGCGCGCGAGGGCGTGCCGATCGCCATGACGGAATTGATGATGTGCTCGGGCGTGGCCAGGCGCATCTCGACCGGGTCCAGGTAGTTGCGCACGCGCTCGAAATGGCCGGCCCACTGCTGCTGGGCTTGTCTCCAGGCGCGGGAGGCGGCTGGGCTCTGGAGCCGGGCGATGCCCTGCCCCATCTGGTTTGAAAGCTCGCCGTAAAGCGCCCGGTAGAGGCTCACGTCCGCGCCCGGTGCGGCGCCCGACCAGCGGGTCAACTCGCCGATGTGGGTCTTGAGCCGGCGCGCCGCCTCGAACGGGATCGAGCCGCCGCCACGTTGAATGGCGGTGGCGAGCCGTTGCGTCAGTTCCGTCAAGAACGGGTCGACCTCGCCCCACTCCTGCTGACGGATCGAGCCCTGTTGGAGGCGCTGCAGCAGCGGAGCCACGTCGACCATGACCGGCTGGTTCGCCGCGGCTATGGCTTGCGCGGCCCGCTGGTCCGCGGCCTGAGCGCTGGCCCTGGAACGGTTGAACCAGCTGTCGGCGTCGGCCCGGAGTCCCTGCCAGATCGCCTGGCCCGCGTCGGCCCCGCGCTGGGTCGGCGCGCGCGGCCCCTGCAGTTGCTCGGCCGCGCGCGCAATCCGCTCCGCCTCCGCCTGCAAGGCCGCATCGTTGGCGTCGGCGCGCTGGCGAACCGCGCCGCGCGAGCCGATCGTGTAGGAGCCCGCCCGCTCCGCGACCGCCGCCACATCGCCTGCGCCCGCGTCGGCGGCCGACGGCCTGAAATTGGGGATCTGGCCCGCGTCCTGGAGCGCAGCGCTCATCCGCCGCGGGCCTCCGCCGAGCGCGCCGCGCGCGGTCGAGGCCATCGCCGCGGGCGCGAGAGGGGCCGCCATCGAGGCCGCAGCGGCGGCCAGCTGGTTGCCGTCGGTGGCGTCCATCACGCCCTCGTAGACGAGCCCCTGGCCGGTTCCAACGGCCGCATCCGTGATCGCCCCCAGCCGCCCGACGAGCGGCCCGAACGGCGCGCCGGCGCCGGCGAACTCGGCCGCTCGCCCGACATAGCGCTCCGCCGTGGTCTGAGGGACGAGGCTCTCTTCGGACCCGTACATGCCCAGGCTGCGCCCGCCCTCGACAATGGCGCGGCCCGCGGTCGGATCCCAGCGAAGCTCGTCCGGAACGGCCTGAAGCGCGCGGTCTTGGGGCTGCCCGATAGACGGCCCGACGTTCCAACCCGGCTCCGCCATGAGCCCGCCGCCGGTGGCGATGCCCGCGTTGTGGGCCATGGCCGGAATGTCGGCCGCGAATCCGACCGTGCCCATGGCTCCGCGGTTGAACCGCTCGGCCTGGTAGCCGTAGAGCGAGCGTCCGCTCTTCTTGTTCTCCAGCTCGGCGAGGCGGCGAAGGGCTTGCAGCTCCTCTCGCGGCGTCACTGGCGGATACCGAGCTGCTGGCGAAGCTGCTGCAACTCGGCCTCTTCGTCCGCCGTGAGCGCGCCTTGGCCCGCGTCGTTTGCAGGCTGCGTCCTGCCTCCGCCGTTCAAGCCGCCGATGCCCTGCTCAAACATCTGCACGACGGCCGCGACATTCGGCGGGACATTGCCGTCCGGGTACTGTTCTCGCACCCCGCGCAACACCTGCTGGTAGATGTTCAGATAGCGGTCGCGAACCTGCGTCAGGTTGGCGTCGAGCGTGTCGGTCGCCTGCCGTGAGTCGAGGTTCGCCACCATGTTGCCGGCGACCACGAGATCGGCGTTGCTGAGCGGCGTCAGCTTGACGCCCTGCGACGCAAGCTCGGCGAGCCCGAGAAAGGCGTTGTTCGCCTTCAGCATCTCGAGCTGGGTCTCCAGCAGCGTCCGGCCGCCGCGGATGTTCGCCATCAGCCCGGTGTTCATCCAGTTGCTGGTGTCAATGGCCTGATCAGCCATTTCGATCGACTTGCCCGCGGTGTAGAGGCGCGCCGCCGGATCGCCCATGGAGCCCGTGTCGGTGTTGTTCTCCACCTCGATCGGGTGCCACTGGCCTTCCGCATCGAATTGTCCGTAGCCCAGGTCGGGATGCCGGAACGGCTCGGCGTAGCTGTCACCGGGTTGCTCCGGCGTCGCCTGTTCCGCCTCGAACTTCCGCGTCTCCAGCGCCAGCCTGTCCCGATCGCCCTGGATGCTCGCCGCCTGATAAGCCGTCATCGGCTCCGGCTCAGGCGCCCCACCACCCATCATCCCGGTCTCGGCGACCACGCTCTGCAGATACTCGTCGGTCAGCTGATCGTCCTGGATCTGGGGAAGCTGGTAGCCTTGCTCGACCATGCGAGCATGCAGGCCGTCGGCGCGCCGCCTGCGGGTCGCCATGTCCGGGGTCTTCAGTAGCTCGGTGGCGGCCCGGTTCATGACCTGGCCGATGTACTGCTGGTCCTCGCGCGAGAACTGCTGCTGCTCCCGCTGGGCGCCCTGCAAGGCGAGCACGCTGTCGAGGTCGCCGCGACCGCCCGCCTGGGTGATCGCGCCCTGATAGTCGCCGCCCGCGAGCGCCGTCGCGAGGTCCGTCTGGTAGCGCTGCGCCTCGCCCCGTTCGCGGCCCGCGCGGAAGGCCTCGCCCCAGCGGAAGGCGTTGGGGTCGATCTGCGGAAAAATCTGCTGAGCCATCAGGCGGCCTTGCCGGTCTTGAACACCTTGGCCCAATCGACCTCGCCGAGCGCGCCGGCGGCGTCGGAGATCGCATTGCCCCAGGCGTTGTTGCGATAGGCGGAGGACCAGGCGTCGGCGTTCGCCCGGTTCTGGTTCGCGCCCGAGACCATGTTCGCGTAGCTCGAGCCGGCCTGCTGGTTGCTGTTCACCGCCTGGGACCCGGGCGCGACGAGGTTCATGACGCGGGCGAACTGCCGGTCGTATTCGTTGGAGGCATAGTCCTGGTTGTACTTGATCGCGGCCTTGGCCCGGGCGCCGGAGCCGAGCGCGCCCGTGTTGGCGAACGCCGCGTCCAGCCCCCGATTGCCCTCGTTCAGACGGAACTGGTAGCCGGGCGAGGCCTGGAGCTGCTGCTCGATGCTCGTGGGCGCGGGCCGGCCCGGAGCGGGCGCGCCCGGTGCGGCGGCGGCCGGTTGCTGCGGCTGGGACGCCTGCAGGGTCGGAACCTGACGGCCCTCGAACTGGCCCCAGGTCTGATAGTGGTACTTGGCGAAGTCCTCAGGGCTTCGGCCGACCCACTCGGGGTTGACCTTGGCGCCCTCTTTCTTGCCGAACAGCGCGTTGCTCAGCTGGTGGCTGGCCGAGAACTGGTTCAGCCCGTCCGGCGTGCTGGCGTTGGCCGGCGGGCTCGCGCCCTGCGCACGGTAGTATTCCCGGAGTACGTCCGGGTTCGCCTCCATGTAGGCGTTCCAGTCGTAGCCCTGGGCGTTGGCCGCGAGCGGATTGCCCGACGGTCCCGGAACGGCCCCGGGCGTGGACTGCGGCAATCCCGCGAGCCCGAGCGCGGCGTTGAGCGCGCTGTCCCGCGCATTGATCACCGGCTGGTTCATCGCCGTGACGTAATCGAACTGGTCCTGGGCGAGCCTCAGGTCGCCGGCGGACGCCGAGCTCTGCGCGTTCGCCACGTCGTCGGCCGCATTCGCGGATAGGGCTCCGCCCAGGAGCGAGGCGCCCGCCCCGATGAGCGCCCCCCAGAAGCGGCCCTCCCGGCCCATGCGGGAGCCGTCGCCGAAGTCGTAGCCGCCGTAGCCGGATCGTGCGCGTTTCATGACCTATGCCTCGTTCGATCCGATGGTGAGCGTGCTCGTCGCCGTGGGCAGCGCCGAGCCCGTGATGCTTTCGATCTCCAGGCGAAACACCCGCGTGTCCGTGTCCGTGTCCGGATCGGTGTAGGTGTCCGCGAACGTCTCCGTCTCGATCCAGGAGTCCGCGAACGGGTTGTGCGGCCCGGCCGGGACGTAGACCCTGGTCCCGGTCGAGGTCGGACTGTCGACCAGCACCTCGCCGGCGCTCGCCTTGTCCCGATAGAGCCGATACTGCGTAGTCCAGGTCCCGGCCGGGCCGGGCGACGTGTCGCTGACCTGATAGAGGCTGTTGCCCATGGTCACGACGATGGTCCCGCCCGCGCTCGGGTGGGTGATCGTCACGTCCGTTCCCTCGGTCGCGGCCGAATCCTGGTCCGCGAAATTGAGCCCCGTGCTGCCCGAGCCGCCCTCCTGGAGCGCGCCGCCGACCACGGCCCGGTAGTAGTAGGCGTTCGTGGTCGCGCACGAGCTGAACGAAGGGGCGATGTCCGGGCCGATCCACTCGAAAAACGCCGTGCCGCCCGCGCCCTCCCAGGCGCCCCAGACGTGCATGAACCCGAACGCCTGCACCGCCATCAGCCCTTGGCTTTGCAGGATCTTGATGTTCGACCCGACGTAGAGGTCGTAGACCACCGTCACATTGCCCGTGTCCGGGTCGATCTGGATGACGGTCACGCCCTCCTGGGTGTTGGGGTTCAACACCTTGAGGACGGGCGCGATGAACTGCTCCTGGCCGTCTATGAGCCGCTGGATGCGCGAGCCCGAGAGGTTCGGGTTCCCGTTCGGCAGGTTGGCGATGCCCAGGCCTTCGAGGAAGTCGCCCAGCCCGGGATAGTCCGCGTTCAGCTTGTGGCGCGTGCCGCTCCACTGCGGCGGCAGGGCGAAGGCGCGCCGCACCATCTCAGGGCTGGCCCACGTTCACGTCTGCGCCCCAGGGGGTGAAGTCGACCGGATCGGAGAGCGCATGCCGCACGATCCGGTATGGAGCCCGCGCCCGGCCCATCCGCCTGGCCGTCGGCATGATCCCGTGCTCGCCGATCCGCCCGAGCGAAAGCCGCCGCTCGCCCGACCACGTATTCCCCCGATCGTCGGACCACTTGAGCATGAGCTGCGGGTCGGTCCCCTGGCCGATCCCGTCCAGGCCGACGCCCACCTTGCCCCGGAGCGTGTAGTCGTCGATCGGCGGGCGGCCGGAGCCCACCGCGATCACCGTGTCCCACTCGCGAACCATCGGCAGAGGCCCGTCCATGATCGCGTTCGGGGTGAGCTCGAAAAGCCCGCCCGCCGGGATCTCCGCGGTCTGTTCGTCCCAGGCGATCGGCGTGCCGTCGTCCCAGGCCATGGCCGCGCCGTCGTCCCACGCCAGCCAGATCTCCGCCGGCGGGATCGGCCCGATGGTGTCGGTGACCCGGCCCTGGACGTAGTTCCGGCCGAACGCCTGGACGATGCTCCGGGGCCGCCAGTAGGTCTCCCCGTAGGTGCGGCGGCGGTGCCAGAGCTGGCTCTGGCAGTCGTAGACGGCCGTGCCGTAGCCGGGGATGTCGTAGGCCACGAATGTGTGCCCACGCTCGACCCAGGACTTCGCCTCGACGGTAGCCGCCTCCGCGTCGGTCAGAGCCCGGAGCGCCTCCTCGATCTCGTTCGTGGAGATGCGCACGGCCCCGCCCTGGAGCCGCATGATCATGCGCCGGTTGCTGAGGAAGAACGGGGTCCCGTCCGCGACCAGCGCCGCGTCGCGCCCGATCACGCCCTCGGGGATCTGGCTTGCCCCGATCGCCTGGAACGGGAGCGCCTCCTCGCCCGTGGGGACGAATTCCTCGATCGTAGCCCGGCCTCCGACGAGCAGTCGCTCGTTCGTGACCAGCAGCCACACGGCCGTGTCCGGACTCTCCTCCGCGGTTGAGAAGTCGAGCGCATCCCAGGCCGTCCAGTCGGTCAGCGCCCAGACGAGTCGTCCGCTCCCGGCTTCGATCCCGATCAGGTAGTCGTTCAGGTAGGCGATATCCGCGAGATCCACGAGGTCCGCGTCGACCACCTCCGACACGGTCCCGGCGCTCACGTCGTAGATCCATAGCGCGCCGGCCGTGAGGATCGCCACGTCCGCCTCGTTCGCGGCCCACTTCACAGGCCTGTCGTCGTTCGGCAGGTCGTCCGTGAGCGTGGTAACGGACCCGTCCGCGGCGAACGCCAGCAGCGTCCCTCCCCACATGCCCAGGTGCTTGTTTCCGGCCGCGCCCGGCACGTAGAACTGGCCTCGCCCCGAGAGCGAGCCCGCAACACCCGTCGCATAGACCGCCTCGAGCCCGTCCGCCCTGACCATGGCGTTTTGAAAGCCGGTGTCGTCAGGCAGCGGCTCGGGATAGCAGTTGACCGCGCGGAAGCCGATGCCGAGCGTGTCGTACTGTTGGGGCGAGAACCCGAGTCGCATGTCAGCGGGCGCGCCGCGCCCAGAGCACGCCGTGGGTCGTGAGCGTGCTGGTCGCGAACACGCCCTGAGCCACCAGATAAACCGTCGTGGTGGCGGCCAGCGACAGGCGGATCGTCGGGACCGTGAACTTGTTGTCCGTCCCGGTCGTGAACGTCAGGTTGAGCACCGTGCCCTCGACGCCCATCGTCGCGGACGCGGTGTTGATCGAGCCGCCAAGCGTGCTCATGGTCGTGGTTCCGGCGGCGTCAAACCCGACGTTGCCGCCTACGTCCCAATCGCCGGCCGTCAGCGAGATCGAGGTCACGTTCGCCGCGTTCGGGCTGGTCAGGCTGACGCCAGACGCCTTCGCGACCGTGCTGGAGACATACTCTCCTTTCTGGCCGGTCGAGGCGTTGTCGTTCGTCGCCGTGCCCGTCTCGACGTAGGTCTTGATGCTGCTTCCTGAGTTGTAGCCGCTCACCCCTGCTTTGCTCGCAGGAAAGCGGTCTGTCGCCTCGGTGCTCGCGTGCGCCCCGGCTCCGGAAATGGTGGTTGTGCTCATCCTAGCTGTCCCACGCTATGAAATTGTCGTCGTCCCAGGCCATTTGCGCCGCATCGTCCCAGAGCAGCTCGTTGTCCGGCGAGACGACCGCGCCGTATCGATTCTCGCCGGTCAGGGAGATTTGAAGCCCCATGCTCATCGGCATCAGTAGAGCGCCTTCACGTTCGCGACTCCGCCGGAGTTCGCGACGCTCGCCACCGCGAACGGCAGCAGCGCTCCGTTCGCCACGTTGGCGAACGCCGTGGTCGTGCCGTCGGCCCAGGTGACCGTCAGCGTCCCGCCGGTGCCGACCCACAGCCCCCGGCAGACGCCGGTCAGGGCGGTCCCGAGCGTCACATCGACGCCGCGTGTCGCGGGCCGATCCGGGTTCATGTCCGACATCAGAAGTACTCCGTTCTCATGGGCTCGCCCGTGGCGGGCCGCGAGGTCATCCTGCGAAGCTCATGCAGGGCCGCCATCTGCAACGATGCATAGGACGCCCACTCGTTCTGGGGGACGGCGTCGACCGAACCGACGCCCGCCGAATAGCGCGCAACCTGCTCGAACACCGCGTCAGGGATCGCGGTCAGAGACCAGTAGGCGATCTCTTTCTCTTCGAGCTCGGCCTGGGCCGTCTCCACGGCGGTGGTCGCCATGACCGATTCCTCGGCGGAGGCCGTTTGACCGTCCCCGTCGACCTTCCACAGCCTGAGAACGCGCGCCTCAAGCTGCGCTTGCGTCTTGGCCATCGAGATAATCCGCGACCTGCTGCTGCAGGGTTTCGAGCTTCATCCGCCCATCGAGCTTCAGATCCAGCTTCGTCGCCGCCCAAGCCACCAGCCCCTCCTTGGAGAAGGTTCGCCAATCGGGCTCGGGAGCAGATGCAGCAGGCCCCGCTTCGGCGAGAAGCGCATGGGCCTCCGCCAGCTGAGCCTCGAGGTCTGCGACCCGCCCCTTGAGGGCGGCGATCTCCGCGTCTCGCGGGTCGGCGCCGCGAAAGGGCTCCGCCTGGGCCGCCGGAGTTGCCCCGTTCGCCGCCCGGAAATGGCTGTTGCCCGAGAGCTTGCGGGCGATCTTCTCGTCCGTCACCTCGACCGGCTGGTTTCTCGGAAACCGGAGCCCGTAGGCGTCCAGGTGCATGGCCATGTCGTGGGGATCGCGCGGATCGCCGATGAAGATGAACGCGGTCATGCCGCCTCCGTTTGTGGTGGTCGATAAGATGCCGCGACGGCGGCGCGAAGCTCGTGGGCGAGGGCATCCATGCGCTCGGCGCTCAACCCGCCCGGATAGGGTCGCGCCAGCGGACAGCGCGTCGTCAGCCCGAGAAACCGCTCATGGCCGCGATCGTGACGAACGCCGCCCCAGAACGAGGCGCACCAGGCCTCCAGCGAAACTTGCGGAGCCCGATTGACGCCCTTGGCCGTGTCGGAAAGCTCGATGTAGCCCACCCCGTCCTCCGGGGCCGGACAATAGGGCTCCACATCGTCCGGGATGAAGTGCGGCAGCAGCCCGTCGATCGTGCTGTAGAGCCGGTCCAGGCGCGCGCGCGCTACAACCTCGGGCGCGAGGTAGGAGATCGCCATGTATGGCGACACGATGCGCGCCTCGTGCTCGCCGCGCATCAGCGCGAACAGCTGCCCGCCGGGCCAGCCTGTTCCGTCCACCAGCGTCGGCTCCGCCTGCGGATGAAGATGATCGAGGGCGAGGCTGTAAAGCTCCGCCGGCGGGAGAGCGCAGCCGCGCGCCTCCAGCCGCGGACCGACATCTTCGAGACGGCCCGAGATATTCGCCTGCACGATGGCGCGCCGGCCGCCGCATGCCAGCCGGTGCAGCCCGGCGAAATAGCCCTGCGCATACACATGATCCGGCATGAGCAGGTGATAGCCGCAGCCGCGAAATCGCGCCTCGTGGATGTGGGCATGATGCGCCGCGCTGATCAGCCAATACTTGTTCTGAGGATGATCCGGCAGACGCCCGACCAGAGGCTGCGGGATGACATGGATATCCACGTCTGCGACCGCGCGCAGCGCAGTCAGGCCCACGGCCAGCCGCGACTCGCTCTCATGGTCCGTGTGGATCACCAGCAACGGGCGCTCGAACAGGTCGCCCAGGTTGCCGGACGCCAGCAGCGAGCGGACGCCGAGCGACAGGAACCGCTCGACGTAGCGGCCCCAGACGACGCAGCCGAGCAAGAGCCGCCGCGGGCGATGAGACAAGCCCGCGGCGGCCTTGTGCGCTCGCGTCAGCTCCACCTGGAGCCAGACATCGAGCCCGCCGATGAACCTCGCCATGGACGGCGAGAGCATCGCGTCAGTTCCCGTAGGTCGACACGTCGAACGGCACGAAGTAGGCCACGATCATGGCCTCCCCCGCCGACGGCGTGTGAGTCGCATGCACCGTCAGCGTCAGGTCGGCCGCCGACTCGATGTAGGCGTCCGCGTCGTCCTGCAGCGTCGGGCGCGTGATGCCCTGGGCCACGGACGACGACAGACTCACCCCGTCCACGATGCCGTCCGTGTCGTCGGTCGTCGAGTCGACGTAGTTCGGCCCGAGATCGAACGACACGGTTCCGTCGAAATCGGTCTTCTTGATCACGACGACATCCACCACCGCGCCCGGCTCCACCCGGCCCAGCACGAAGGTGGTGCTGCCGGAGGGCGTCAGATCCGCATAGGTGAACTTCTTCGCATACGGCTGAATCCCGCGCATGTAGTCGAGCTGCGCGGTCTTCGCCGTATGCCTGGAAACAGTTCCGCCGAGAGGCATGGCTAGCCCTCCTCTTACGCGTCAGCCGGCGCAGCGACGTAGCCCGTCACCAAGCCGTGCTGTTTGGGGTTGTTGCGCTCGCTCGTCGCGCTGAGCGCCGTGCCGAAGGCCAACTTCTCCACGCCATAGATCGCGCGGATCGCGTTGCCCTTCAGCTCGCCGTAGTCGTCCTCGGCGCGCTTCCGATAAGCATAGCGCGAGGACCATGCCCAGCCGAGGCACTGCGCCCCGCAGAGGTAGACCGGCTCCACGTCGACCGTCCCGCCGGAGCCCACGTCCTCGTACACGGGGATGTGCTCGATCTCCTTGATGATCATGTTGTCCCAAAGGAGATCGCCGCCCTTGAACAGGCGCTCGTTCTCCATCTGCAACGACACTTCGCGCTGGGCCTGCTGGATCGCCGTGTTGTTGCGCAGGTCGCGGAAGCCGCGGCTACCCATGTAGACGATGTACATGTCCCGGCCGTTCGACTCGCTCCGGATGGGTCGGATGCGAGGGTCAGCGGCCTTCGCCATGCGCTTCATCTTGGACAGCATCGCGGGCGTCGCGAGGTCGTCCGTGTTGTTGATGTTCGCCAGCGACGCGCTGTGGTCGGTGCCCGACCTGTTCGCCAGATCGGCGCCGAACAGGATGCGGTCGAGGTTGTTGCTCAGCCACGCGTCCTTCACCGTCTCGGTCGCGCCCGCGTCGGTGTAGTAGAATTGGCTGTTGTTGTCGGAGAACACGGCGCCCAGCGCGCCGATGATCATGCCCTCGACATCCTCGTTCGACCACTGCTTGAGGCCCGCCTTCGCCGCGTCGAGCAGGGAGACGGCCGAGTATTGGTCGTCCACGTCCTCGAACACGACGCCGTTGCGCCGCAGCCCCACCGCGACCATCTGGGATCGCGTGTAGAGCGTCTCTTCGTTGTTGACCAGGGTCTGGCCGTTGGTCTTGGCCGCGCCCTTCAGCCGATTCGCCAGCGCGAAGGTGATCCACTTGCCCTTCTTGTTGGACAAGTCCTCCTTCACCTGGATGATCGAGCTTTCGTCCGTGCCCATCTCTCCCTTGAAGCGGTTGGAGGCGATGGACTCGACGTAAAACTTGTCCTCCCACTGCTGTACTGTTAGGCCCGATGCAACCGTCGTCGTCGACACGGTTGGTCCTCCTCTGTCTGGCCCGGCCGTCCCTCACGGGGATCGAGCCGGGCGCTGAGCTGAGCGGCGTCTCTCGACGCGGCGGTTCCAGGTTCAAGGCTTAGCGAAGTGCGTCCTTGAGGCTCGTCGGTCCCGTCCAGTTCGCGCCCGTCCGCGTCCCCACATTGGGGGCCGATGACAGGTCCGTCGGGATGTTGACCGGCGGTTTCTGCTTCTGCTGCTGGGGCGGCGCGTTCCGCATCGCTTCCAGCCTTGCCGCGACCTGGGCTTCGATGTAGGCGTCGGGGTCTCCCCCGAGCTTCTCGTAGGCCAGCTCGCGCTTGTGCCACCGCACCACGTCGCCCACCGGGTCGGCCGACCCGACGAACTGAGCGCGCAGATATGGATTGCGCGCCGCGGCTTCCTGATAGGCCCTGCCAGCGGCGTTGATCGCGTCCCGGCCGAACTCCCGGAGCGCATTCGCCTCCGAGATCTTGACCTTGACATCCATCTCCATGTCCGCCAGCCGCTGCTCCAGCACCGGGTGCAACCGCTGTTGTTGCGGTTGCTGGGCCGGCCTCTGGGGCTGCTGCTGGTATTGCGGAGGCTGTCTGGCCGCGGCCTCCATCGCCGCGATCCTCTCTCGAAGAGCCTTGGCCTCCTGGGCGTCCTTGGAGAGCGTGTCACGCTCTTTCGCCCACTCGGCCTGCGCCTTCTCGAGCTCCTTCCTCTTGGACTTTTCGCTCTTGTAGGACGCGTACGGCACATGGTCTGCGAAACGGCCCGTCTTCGGGTCGCGCGGTCGGTCGACATCCTCGGCTTCCGCCTGGGGCTCGGGCGTCTCTCCGCCCTCAGGCTTGGCTTCGGTCTCCGCCGGCGGCTCTGCGGACTCAGGGGGAGCGCCCCCGCCGTCGTCCGCCTTCGCCATCGTCGGCTCGGCCTTCTGCGCTTCCTTCAACGCGTCTTCCAGACTGGTCGCCATGTCGTCCTCGCTCTTGCCCGTTCACCGCGCCGGCATCGCGCCTCTGCCCTTCGGAGTCGGCATCACTCGTTGCCCGTCACAGCCGGCATCGCTGTCTCGTCAGGCTGAGGCCCGCGCCGGCGCTGGCCGGTCGGCGTCCTTCTTCGCCTTGTAGGTGTCGGCGCCGAGCTTCACGATCTCGGCCTCCGTTTTCCTGATGTCCGCGACCTGCTGCATGCGGTCGAGCGGGGTCTGAACCTCTTGCGCGGCTTGCGCCTGGATGCGGGCCTTCTCCAGCTCGATCGGGCCGGCCATCCGCGCCTTCATCACGTCGCCCTGAGCCTTCGCCTGAGCCACCGCCTGCGCCTTCTGCGCTTCGGCCTGGGCCTCCATCTGCATCTGCTGCTGCGCAGCCTGCATCGCCGCCTGGGCCTGCTGCACCTGGGCCTGTTCGGCCTTGTCGATATACGCCAACAGCCGCCGCTTCTTGGTCGGCCGGATCGAGGGGATGCTCTCGACGAACAGGCGCGCGATGTCCGACTGCCCGTTCATCACCGCTTCCATGATCTGCGGCGAAATCTGCGCCAGCGCCATGAACTCCTCACCCTCCGGCAGCACCACCTTGGGCGCCGGCTCGATGATGATGTCCATGTCCATTTCCGCGACGTTGTTCTCGACGCCCGCCTGGAACCCGAACTCGTTCATCACGGGCGTGTTGAGCCCGATCCAGCGCACCGCGTCCTCGTCGTCGGTCACGCGGATCGTCGTTTCCTCCGTCCAGTGCTGCTGAATGAACAGCCAGGTCTTGCGGTAGGTCTCCTCGTCCATCGAATCAAGCTGGTCGGTCAGGTCGCCGGCCTCGATCATGCCGCCCTGCTGCTGCGCGATAATCGCGCGGCCGGACTGGTCGCGGCTGTCCTTGCCCTGCATCGACGCGTTAGGCCCGAGCACCTCGAGCTCGGCCTGGGAGATTTCGAGCATGCGCGTCTGGGCCGCGCCCAGCTCGATGTTGTCGATCAGCTCGAACTTGCTGTCGGCGCCCACGTCCTGCAGCTCGATCACGAAATCGGGCTTGGCCAGCTCGCGGCGCACCGCCTCCGCGTCGGGCACGCTGCCCTTGGTGAGGATCATGCCGCGCGTGTTCAGCAGGTGAAGCGACTTGGACCGCCGCTTGTTGTACTCGTCCTGCGGGTCGATCAGATCCCGCATCGGCCCGTAGCGGGCGTTACTCTCGCCCTCGACGTAGGCCGAACGCCAGACGTAAGGGTGCGTCGGGCGGCCCTGCTCGTCCCTGAGCCAGGCCTCCGCCGGCTCCCGGAGATCGCCCGCGCGCGTGAACTCGTAGACGTACCAGCCCTCGGCCTCTCGGCAGTACATCTGCACCACGCGCACGCGCTGGCGGCCGCGGTCGCCCCAGAGCTTCCAGCGCGGCTTGTCGTCAAACGTGTCGGCGTGGGTGTTGTGGGACATCGTCGACTCGACGATGTCCTCCGCCTCCGGCCCGTAGAGCGCCAGCGCCTGCTTCTTGTCCATCCAGAGTACTTCGCCCAGGTAGGACGCGTCAGAGAAGTCGTCCTCCTCGCTGTGCGGGTCGCGGAACATGCGGTCCCAGCGCACGCACTTGTACTCCAGCTCCATGCGGTCGCGGCCCGGGCGCGGGTGCAGCTTGATCCCGCCCATCCCCTCGATCGTGATGTTGTCCCAGGCGCGCTTGCGGGCGTGCGCGTATTTGCCGGCCTGCACCTGGTAGCGGAGGCATTGGGTCGCCGCGTCCGCCGACATCTCGTCCGCGTGCATGTTCCGAGGGTAGGCCTTCGGGTCGGAGAGGTTGTTCCGCTCCATGCCCTTGTAGAAATTGATCTTGGCGCGGCACTTGTTGATGATCACCGGCGGTTGGCCGCGTTTCTTCAGCGCCTGGATCTCCGCATCCGTCAGCTGGGCGCCGTCGTAGTAGCGACGATAGCGCTCGCCGTTCTGACGTTCGGCGTAGGTCGTCTCTTCGCTCGACTCGAAGTACTCGATCCGGGTCGCGAGGTCGGCGGCCATTAGATGCTGTGCTCGTCCTCGAAGATGTCGCCGGGCTTGGCGCGAGGGTCGTCGCCGTAGTCGCGGCCAAGTGTCGGCGCCTTTGCCGTCGGCTGCAGCCCGCACACCCACTCATAAGCCGCCTTCGCCTCGTGCAGAACACCGCCGGCCAGCTCCAGGCACTTCAGCTTCACTTCCTCTTCATGGGTCATTGGGTTTTCCAGTTGCTGGTTTCTTCCGGCTCTTCGTACGGGTCGCGCTTCGGCCTGTCACCGCCCTTCTGCGTCGGGGTCCAGGGACGGCTCATGCAGGCGTAGCGCCAGTCGTCCGCCGCGTGGTCCTCGGCGTCCGTGTCCAGATCCTCGAGCTTGTCGGGATCGTGCGGCAGGTTCGGGATGGTCCGAATGCTGTGCTGACAGGTCGCGAAGCAGGCGATCATCGGGCGGCCGTCCTCATCCCCGGTCAGGCGCGTGCGCATCTGGTTCCAGCCCGAGATCGGCCCGCCCTTCTGCACCCGCTTGTTATCCGCCTGCCGCCAGTAGACGCCCGCCTGGATCATCTGCTCGCCGATCGACGGCCCGCCCTGCGTCTGGAAGATGGACGGGTCCGCCACCCCGTAGGCGATCACCTCGCCCGCCTCGCGCTCCTTGATGCCCGTCGCAATGCGCTCGGCGTCGAGCCTGATCCCGACGTTCGGCTTCGTCGCGCCGGTCCAGTCTCGATCTACCCCATACCACTCCCGGTATCGGATCAGGGCGCCGCGCGGCAGGACGACCGAGTCGCCCTGAGCGTTCCTGCACCAATGATCGTCCGCTACGACCGCCCACCAGCCTACCGAGAACGGGCTGGCGTAGCCGTGGTCGTAGCTCCGGAACCTGAGCCACGACTGCGGGACATCGAACGGCTCCAGGATGTGACGCGCTGCAGACCAGTTGTCGAAGAACGCCCCTTCGATCGCATTCCAGTCGCCTTCGAGCCACGCTCGAACCAATGCGGCGGAGCCGACCAGATAAAGCCGGTTCACGTAGTCCGGGTCGCGAGAGAGCAACGCCCGATTCTGCGTCACCTTGCTCGGAATGTAGCAGCGCGTGTGGATCGCTCCGTTGGGCAGCGTCACCCGCAAAATCTTCATTCCCGCAGGCCAAGGCGTCACGAACCGCTCTCGCAGCCATGATTGCCCCGGCCCTCCCGGATTGGCGGTCATTCCGAGAAAGCCGTCCGCGTCGCCCCGGATCGCCCCCCATAGCCGATCGATCGGCGCCGGGTCAGGGTAGTTGCCCGCCTCCTCAATGTCGGCGTCCGACAGGTTCTGTCCCTGATACTTCGCAGCGTCCGCGATGCTCTCGAGCGGGCGAAACCGCAGGCGAGCTCCACTCTGGAAAATAAACTGCGATTTCACCTTGTTGAAGCTCGCGCCCATCGGGCGGTACATCTCCTGAGCCCGGTCGAGCATGTCGTCGGACTGCGGCATCTCCTGCCGGAAGATGATCGAGTTCATGCGCCGGCCGAGGCGCTTTTGCCGAATGGCCCGGCGTCCGAGCACGCCGTCCGTCTTGCCCCCGCCGCGCGTCCCGCCGAACAGGACCTCGCGCGCCGGGCACCTAATGAGAAGTTGCTGAGGCCCCGGCTGCGGCGCCCAGAGCAGCTGCTGCATTTTCCCACTCTTCGTCGGTCAACGCCTGATCGGTGATCACGTACGTCGTGTTGTCTTCCAACTCGACGGTCTGCTTGGGCAGACCCCATGCGCGAGAGAGAAGCGCCTCGGCGGCTCGCACTGAGGCGGACGGCTCTTCGGAGCGCATCCACTTCGCCAGCGTCTCGATCGCTTCGGCTGTGTGCGCCTTCGCCGCCTCCATCAGCTCGGGAGGCAGCTTCTTCGGCCGACCCTTGGGATTGCCGCTCTGCCCTGGCTTGAAGGTTGTAGATCGAACGCCGCCTTTGCCTGCCATCGTCTGCTCAAATCCTGTTTTTCAGGGTATCAGGCGCACTCGCCATAGTCGCTGTCCCAGGTCCCGTTGGTCTGCTTGGTGTAGATCATCAGCTCTTTGATGAGGCCGGCGTCGGTCACGATCTGAAGCTTGGCGTAGCCCGAGCCCTGAAAGGCGGAGAGGGTCAGGGTCACCGTGGTGTTGTCGCTCTCGACTTCAGCGGTCGCCCCGCAGCCAAGGGTCGCGACGGCCGCCGTATCGATCGTGTCGGATCCGAGCCATGGGCTCCAGTCTATGGTGTAGGTGAGGGACTCGTCCTCGTTCTGGGCGGCAAGGAAACGCTGGCGATGCTGGCTGATGCCTCGAACGACGAAGCGGCCGTTCTCGAGGGCCTTAACGGTGCGGTCGGTCATTTCCGCCTCAGCCCTGCGACGGCGTCCGCCAGCGGGAGCACGATGGCAAGGCTCGCGGCGATGATCCCGATGTTGGCGACGATGGGGTTGAGCCCGGCGGGCATCCAGTCGATCCGAGGGGCGAGGTGGAGGAACAGGGCGCAGGCCAAGGCGATCGGGAGGCCGGGCGCCTTGAGCAGGTCGGAGAGGTTCATGTCTTCCAGTCCGGATCGAGGGGCTTGCCCCACTTGGCTCGCCATGAGCGCTTGAGACGGCGCTGGCAGGCGCTCGCGCGCTGGAGGATCAGGTCGGCGAACAGGCCCAGGGCGAGGCCGGCGGCTCCGAAGCTCCAGCACATCAGGTCGGGGGCGTGGGCCCAGGAGAGCCAGGCGCTCACGTCGGGTTCTCGCTGTCTTCCGAGGCTCGGAACGGGGGCCTGTGGTCGGGCTCGATGATCGTCTTAATCACCAGTCGGATCACGGCGAAGAGGGCGAAGCTCACTGTCACGGCGCAGAGGAAGTCGCCGAGCTGGAAGCCGTTCATAGAGGCCAGCGCTTGTGGCGCCACTTGTCGGCATGCGCCGAGCCATATCCCGACGCAAAGCCAAGGATTAGGATTAAGACGCTTCTGCTTAGGGGATCATGCAACGCCTGCAGGGCGATGAAGCCGGTGCTGATGACTCCGCCGAAGAAGATGACCCCAAACATGGCGATCCAGAAACGCGCGCAAAGGCTCACGACCCCCACCCCCTGAGCCCCGCGAGATAGGCCGCGTCCGCGAGGCGCTGAGCGAGGGCCGCGAGCGTGCAGAGGCCGATGAGGGCCAGAGCAGAGAGGGCCACCAGCCGGGCTCTGAGCGCGTCCCTGGACACGGTCTCGGGGATGAGGTGGAGGAGGCCGCGGCGGATCACTGCGGCGCTCGTTCGCCGTGCTCGAGGAAGTGCTTCGTCGCAGCGTCGCTTTCGCGCGTCCGAAATCCACAGGTGCACGTAAATTCGCTCGTCGCGAAGTCCATGCCAAGCTCGAAAACCTCGTCCATCACCCTTCTCCGTAAGGCCAGGTCGGGCGAGAGAAGCGGAGGGCGCGGGCAGGGATGGCGTCCTTCATGTCGCCGCCGCGGGCGCCGCCGTATCCCACGACACGCCAGATAGAGCCGTCCGGGAAGACCATCTCCGTCCCGATTTCGAGGGGTTCGGCGGGCGTCCACGTCTGCATCGTCTCTCTCCTGAGGGCAGCGGGCCGGAGGCCGGGGAGAGTCTGGCTCCCGGCCCGCTCTTACGCGCTGGGGGCGTTACGCGCGTAGTCTGGGCGAGGCCGCCGCCCCGGGTGGAGCAGCGCTTCCACGCCGCCGGCCGACATAAGCTCTATGCGGCGCGCGCGTCCGGCCGCATCTTATCGCTGGAATGCCCGAAATTCGCCAAACCGCCAAGGGCCAGTTTCTCTCTGTCCACAGACTGTTGCACGAACAGCGCACGAGCCATGAGGCTGCGGTGCCAGACGCGGAACCATTCGTCGGAGCGGTTGATCCGGTGGGGCGGCCCGCGCATCGCGTCGGCCACCGCCCGCCAGCTCATGCGGCGCCCGCCGAGCTGGGACCAGAGCCACTCCTGCCGGGCTCGCTTGTAGAGCGCCGACCACTCCCACTTGTCCAGCTTTGCGAGGCCGTCGGCGGGGCGCGCCGCGAGCAGGGCCATGGCATGGGGCATGTCGTCGTTCTGCTCGCCGGTCGGGACGAACGACGGAGCCCGCCCCTCAGAGCGGAGCGAGCCGCGCCAGTCGCCTTCCTCCAGGTCCTCCAGCTCGTACAAGTGCCGGGGCATCGCCGATCCCGGCGGGCGGGGGCCGACCTTGCACTGCCAGTTGGCCGTGAGCACGGCGGCGTGGATGCGCTCGCGGACGATCTCGATGGTCTGCATGTCCCCTCCCCGGGCCTACAGACTCCACCAGAACGCGAGCACAAGCAACCAGAAGGCCGCGGATTTCATGGGGTTGTCCCCTCGTCCTGGGGCATGGGGATCCAGTAGGCCTTGTCCGACACGCCGAGCGGCTTGGGCTTGGCTCCCCGCCAGTCGACCCGCGGCATCCTGATCATGCGCAGGTAAAGCCCGCGCCGGCGCAGCGCCTTCACGAACGGCTTGGAAAGCGTGGACTGGTGCTCGGCGTCCATCAGGTCGAGAATCTGGCGCTGGCGCGAGGTGAGGGCGTCAGGCATGGACCGGCCGTCGGAAAAGGCTGCGGCGGAGGTCGTAAAGCTCGGCGGAGCTGCGGACTTCGAGAACCCGGATCGTTCCCCGGCAGTAGGATCCGCGGAAAAAGATGTCGCGGAGGGCGAGGAGCCGTCTGGCCTTTCGAGCGCCGACCCGGGATTTGAGCCTTTCAAACCTCCAGATCGGATCGCTTCGCAGCAGCCGGCGCGCGTCCTCCCGCTGCGCCCGTACCGTCGCCATGATCCGGCGGCAGCGCAAGCGAAGGTCGGCCATGACCGTCTGCGCGGCTCCGCCGTCGGCCTCACGTTTGGCGACACGTTCGCAGGCATACATCACGGTCGTGTGATCCAGCCCGCCGAACTTCTTGCCGATCCGCGGAAAGGACAGTTCCGGCAACAGCTCACGACACAAGGCCATGGCCTCCTGTCTGGCGTAAACGATCTCTCGCGTTCGCCGCCTCGACAGCATCAGCTCCACCGACATCCCATGATAGTCCGCCACCGTCTCCTGAATGGCCCGCACCACATCCATCATGCTGCACTCCCCTGAAAAAGATCGGGTTTCTCGTACTTCGCCCGGATGTGAGCCGGGGCTTGCGACTTGGGCGGCCAGTTCTGGGACCAGCTGCCGCATTGGAAGGCCTTCTCCCACCAATCGTCGGGCTTGCCGGCGCCCGGCGCGTCGGTCGGATCGTCCTCCAGCCACGGCTCGTAGCGGCGAGCCTGGACCCATCGATGGATCGCAGGCTGGCCGCGGTCGGCGAGCACATCCGGGTCCTCCGCCACGTAGCGCTTGAGCGCGGCGAGCATCTTCTCGGCAGGCGTGTCGCGGACCGCGACCTTCAGCGCCTTCCCGAGCTCGGCCCTTGAGGACCGCTGACGCATCGCCTTGGTGGAAGCTTTCCAGATCGCCTCTTCGCCCGATCCGACAGGTACTGAGGGTTCTAAGTGAGGGTTAATCCTTATTGGGGGTGCAGGGGGTATGTCGTTTTTGTCCGGGGTCCCTGTCGTTTTTGTCCGGGCGGACACATTGTCCGGGCGGACTCTGTGTCCGGGGTGTCCGGACTCTGTGTCCGGGGTCTGGGAGGACTTCATGTCCGGGGTGATCCCCGCGCCGATGGTGTAGCGGCTACGGCGGCCGGGGCGGTTTTCGGTGTAGACGACGCCCTGGTCCTCCAGCTCGCGGAGGTGGCGGCGGACGGAACGCTCGCACAGCTCGGTCTCAGCCGCGATCAGGGCGAGGGACGGGAAGCAGGACCATTGCTCGTCGGCCCGGTCAGCCAGCGACATGAGCACGGCTTTTCGCCCCGGGCAGCCAGTCAGGATCTTCCGAGCCCAGTTCATGGCTTCGATGCTCATTCACCCCTCCCGTCGTTCGCCGCCCAAAACCTGTTCGTGCTGGGGTCGAGCAGGATCTCGACCGCGCGTCCGCCGTCGCCCTCCCGGTTCTTGCCCAGGATCACCTCGAGCTTGCGGGAGAACTCCAGCCGCATCCGCTCGCTCGGGTCGTCTTCGTGCTTGGCGTAGACGCTCTCGCGGTAGAGCAGCCAGATCTTGTCGGCGTTCTGCTCAACCGCGCCCGAGTCCCGGAGCATCCACACCGCCGGCCGCCGGTCGGACTGTTTCTCCGCCTCCCGGTTGATCTGCCAGAGGCAAAGCATGGGAATGTCGTTGTCCTTTACCCCGTCCAGAAGCTCGTTGACCGATCCGGTCGATTCCTCGTGCCGAGCCCGGTAGCCCGGCAGCTTGAGCAGGCCCCCGTGGTCGAGCACGACGAGCCCCAGGCCGCGTTTGGCGCAGAGCGACGACCGCGCAAACCGCCGGGCCAGCTGGATCGCCCCAGAAGCCGTCAGGGCGCGCTTGTTCACGTAGGTGAGGGGGATGTCCCGGTCGGCGGCCGCGGCCGCGCGCACGCGCTCGTATTCGTCGTCCTGCATGGTTCCGCGACGGATCTGCCGGTGGATCACGTCGGCGGCCGCCCCCAGCCCACGGTTGGCGAGCCGGTCGGGGCGCATCTCGAGGGTGATGTAGAGCACCGCCCGGCCCTGCCGCGCGACCCGGCGGGCGTACTCGTGGCCGAACGCGCTCTTGCCCATGCCGGTCCGGCCGGCGCAAATCACCAGCTCGCCCGGCTCGATCCCGTCGGTCGCCTCGTCGAGCGCGTCGATCCCGAAATAGCTGGCGGTGGGCGAGCGCCCATCGCCCCGTTGGGCGGCGGCCGCGGACACGGTCAGGGCCTCAGTCACCGCCTCGCCGTAGGTCGTGAACACGGCGCTGTTGCTGGTGGCCGCCGCCAGCTCGCTCTCAAGCCAGTCCCGGAGATCGGCCGCCTTCGTGCTGGTGTCCTTGCACTCCCGGATCAGGCGCTCGGCCAATGAGGTGAGCCGCCGCCGCTCGGCCAGCTCGGCGATGTGCCGGGCGTAGTCGACCGCCCCCTGGATCGAGCAGGCGCCCACCGACAGCTCGAGCAGGTAGCGCTTGCCGCCGAGCGCGGCGAGGCCCTTGTCGACCTCCGCCATCGGCGCCAGCGTCAGCGCGTCGCCGCGGCCGCCCTCCGCCAGAGAGGCGAGCGCCCACCGGAATATCCGCCCGTGGACCGGCTCGAAGAAATCATCCGCCGTCACCAGCCCGTCGAGCTTGTCCGCGAGCGTCGGCTCGATCAGCAGGGTCCCGAGCAAGGCCCATTCCGCATCGATGCTCGCGAGCGGGCTCGCAACATCGGGCTCCCCCAGGAAATGCCTCACTCCCGCCCCCCGTCGATCACCCGGAACACCGCCCGGCGCTCGGCCCTGGTCCGGGCCAGCTCCAGCTGGGCGCGAAACAGCGCGCCGCCCAGCTTGGCGAGCGCCGCCTCCAGGTTCCGATTGCTCGGGTCGTTCGGATCGTAGGTCATTCCCCACCCCATCCCCGCGCGTCACTGAAATGACGCGAACTGGCTAGTTGACGAAGCCGGGAGGGCGGGTTACGGAGGGGATGCATAAGCCCCCGTAAATCTATGCCCTCTAGGCCGCCCCGGTGACTAACCACACCGGGGCGCGCTAGTCTTGCGCCCGAGTGGCGCCGCAGATCAAGCCTTCTGTCGAAAACCGATCAGCCTTAGGCGACTAAGAGCCCCTTCGCGGACTGCGCGTTGGGGCTGATCCAAAGAACTTCGCGGCGCGGGCGCGCGCCGTCGGCGAAGGCCGCAGTTTCGACGCGGGTCCAGTCGGCGAGCGCGTCGTCGTAGAGCACGCTCGGGTAGCCGGAGAGGACGACCATGCCTGAGAGGGAGCAAAGCCTCTCCACGAGCGCCTGGTGGTCCGCCAGCGTCATCTCGTGCCGGTAGGCGTGGTATCGCGCGCCGCCCTTCCTAGACTTCGCAGAGCGCGTTTCTGGCATGTAGGGAGGGTCGACGTAGTGCAGCGTGTCCGCCGCGTCATTGCGCGCCAGCACGTCCAGCGCAGGCCTGTTCTCGATCACGACACCTCGAAGGCGGTCGACGACGGCGCGAAGCGCGTGCGGGAAGTTTTGCCAGTCGGCGGCCGGCGTCGTGCCGTTGCGGAAAGCGTTGGCGCGGAAACCCGTGGTCACGTCGCGGTTCGGCGCGTCCGATCCAAAACCCTGGAAGGACCTCACCACGAGACGGCGCGCTTCCTCGACGGGATCCGCCGAAACCTCATACGCCGCGTCAAACTCGTCGCGAGCGAACGGGGTCAGCTCAAGGCTGGAAATCAGCGCGGGCGCTAATTCCGGGTCGCGGAGCACGCGGAACAGGTTCACCACATCCCCGTCGAGATCGTTGTAAATCTCGGCGTAGGTCCTGCGCTTGCGGAGCAGCACGCTTGCGGCGCCGCCGAACGGTTCGACGTACGTCCGATGCGGGGGGAACTGCGCGATGATCCACGGCGCGAGCTTCCACTTGCCGCCATGCCAACGAAGAACGGGCCGACGAACGCTCACGCCGCCTCCCTCCCCGTGTGTGAGGAAGGGCGGTAGGTCGCTGCGATATGCCGGCTTAGCGGCAGCGGGATCTTCGCGATCATCGCGCTGGCGAACTTGCGTTTCGCACCGATGTGCTGGCGGCGGTCTTCGGCGGTGCGCTCGTATTTGACGCCTTCGACCATCGGGCCGAACTTCTGGGCGGACGCGACGTTGAAACCGACCTCACCAAGTTCGATACCTGGGTTCTTACGCCCGTCCGGATTCTTGCGGCGCTCATCCAGCGCCTTGTCGAACCACGCGTGACCCGAGCCGCGCTGCTTCACCCCTTCAACGTGTCGGTTGACGCTATCGCTCTGGAAGCTCTTGCCCGAGCCGTCGAAGCGGAAGCCGGGGTTCTTCTGGCCGTGCTCTTCCGGGTTCGTGAGCCGTTTGGTGCTCTTCTCGCCGTCGCGGATGTGCGGCGCGCCGTTGGTCTTCTGGCCTAGCGCATCGCCGCGCGAGTGCGGAATCTGGTTGTGCGAGACGGCGAACCACGAGCCGCCGTCGTTCTTCGGCGCCTTGATCGTCGCCGGCATGAGCGCCGGCACGTCGCCCCAGAGGTAGTAGCTGCCGAAGTTCCAGCGCGCGCGGCCGACCCAAGGTTGGGCGCCCTTCACGTTCTCGACCACGAGCGGGATGTGGCGGCCGGCGGCCTCGCGCGCCTCCTGCTGGATGCGGAAGCAGGCGTCGAACAGCGCCGTGAGCTCGGGGACGGTGCGCGAGCCGCGATAGCCCTCGGGAAAGTCTCCCTCGCCCCGGAGCGCCTTGGCAATGCGCCTGGCGCGCGTCCACGGCATCGCCATGTAGCTGAATTCCTGGCACGGCGGAGAGGCGACGATCAGGTCCGCGCTCGCGAACTGAGAACCGTGCAGC